TGTTGCTTCAGTGCTTAGTGGCGGGTTTGTTTGGCTGATTGACAAGTTTTGGAGGTAATGTGCCTGCGACCAGCAAGAAGCAAGAACGATTTATGCAAGCCGTAGCGAACAACCCCCAATTTGCCAAGAAGGCTGGGGTACCTCAATCGGTTGGGCGTGAATTTACAAAGGACACTACGATGAAATGCGGAACAAAAAAAATGGCAGCGGGCGGCGGTATTCGTGAAGGCAAAGCCCGTTTCGGCGACGATATTCGTGAACGCGCTAAAAAGAAAATTGCTGAGCAAATGGCTAAAGCCGAGAACAAATCTAAGTTCGGTGGTAAGGAGCCTTCTGCTACACCAAAATCTAAACCAGTGGCTAAGAAGCCAGCACCTGCGGCTAAACCTGCGGCTAAACCTGCGGCTAAACCTGTTGCTAAACCTGCCGCTAAACCTGCCGCTAAACCTGCGACTAGCGCCAATTCGTTTGGTGAAACCGCTTCAGAGTCAGCCCGTCGGGCACCAAGACCATCTGCTCCGGCATCGAGACCGAAGCTTAAGCCCCAGCCGGGGGGTGTTGGAATGTTAGGTATGTTCGGAGTAGAGGATCCTCGATCAGGCACCATCAACGAAGACAAACGAGATAAACCTACTATGGCTAAAGGCGGTTCGGTTGCTAAACGTGCAGACGGAGTTGTTAAACGCGGTAAAACTAAAGGACGTATGATATGAAAAAGAAATTTGCCGCAGGCGGAATGATGCCTCCTACTGGTGGAATGATGCCCCCTCCTTCACGGCCTCCTATGGCGCCGAGTAGTCGCTCCCCTGCCCCTCAATCAAGAGACGAGCTGGAAGATATTTCTCCAGAAGCCTTGGAAATGATGATGCAGAAAAAACGCGAGATGGAGCAAGAACGCCGTCAACGAAAAATGGAAGACGAGATTCCCGCGCGTAAAATGAAAAAGGGTGGTAAAGTTAAAAAAGCCAAACCTGCGTCTAAACGTGGAGATGGCTGCGCCGTCAAAGGTAAAACTAAAGGACGGATGATCTAATGATGGCCTCTCGCGGCATGGGGGATATTAATCCCAGTAAAGTGCCCAAAATGGGCACAAAGTCCCCCAAAGTGGGCACGCGCAAGGACGGCGATAAGTTCGACATGTACGCGCAAGGTGGTAAGACTAAGACTAAGACTAAAGTCAATGAAGCGGGTAACTACACCAAGCCCGGTATGCGTAAAGCAATGTTTGAACGTATTAAAGCTGGCAGTAAAGGCGGGGATCCGGGGCAATGGAGCGCGAGAAAAGCCCAGTTACTTGCGCAACAATACAAAGCCAAGGGCGGAGGTTATCGTGATTGATTTTGTTCAGAAGCAGCTTGAGGTTAGTCAGCAATTATTATCAGCTATGGCTCTAGACCAGCGGGAACGGCTAGAGGGTTTTACTGCGCTAGGTGAGATTAATGCTAATCTTATCAAAAAACTTGCCGATCGTGATAAGATTATTGTTGAGTTACGCAGTAGACTTCAGGCCTATGAGGCAGTAGAAGCTAGATGAAAAAGCCGCAAGAATCCTTAAAAAAATGGGGTGAGCAGAAATGGCGCACTTCAGATGGTTCGCCGTCAAAAGGAAAGAAGCGGTATCTACCCGATGCAGCATGGGGCGCCCTGAGTTCTGCGGAGAAAGCCGCGACGAACAAAGCGAAAGCTGCGGGCAATAAGAAAGGTAAGCAGTTCGTGGCGCAGCCTAAAAAGATAGCAAGCAAAGTTAAAGGCTACAGAAAATGACCACATCCGGCACCACAGCGTTTAACCTAGACTTCGCTGAATTAGCAGAAGAGGCGTTTGAGCGTTGCGGTAAAGAAATGCGCACGGGGTATGACCTCCGAACAGCGCGTAGATCGTTTAATTTATTGACGATTGAAATGCAGAACCGTGGCATTAATATGTGGACTATTGAAGAAGGTGCTATTAATTTAGTGGACGGGGTGTCCACCTACGATCTACCTGCGGATACCATAGATCTATTGGACCACGTTGTGCGCACGGGTAGCGCCACCACGCAAGCAGACTTAACACTTTCACGTATTAGTGTTTCTACTTACGCCACTATACCAACCAAAAACACACGCGGCAGACCTATCCAAGTGTGGGTTCAACGACTGCGAGACAACCCCAAGATTACATTGTGGCCTGTGCCTGATCGGGGGGCGGTAGGTGACCCATACTATACATTTAAATATTGGCGCCTACGACGAATAGATGACGCAGGGACGGGTGCGGACACCCCAGATGTGGTGTTTAGGTTTCTTCCAGCGCTTGCCGCGGGGTTATCATACTACCTATCTATGAAATTTCCTGATGTAGATCCTAATAGAATAGCTATGTTAAAAGCTGACTACGAGCAACAGTTTGACTTAGCTGGGCAAGAAGATCGCGAGAAAGCGCCTGTTCGGTTTGTGCCGCGTATGTTTAGCCCGAGATAACCATGAGCAATCAGTTTGCGTCTAATCGTAACGCTATAGCGCAGTGTGACCGTTGTGGGTTTCGATACAAATTAAAAACGCTGCGTAATTTGTATGTCAAAGAGCATGACACAAACATAAAAGTTTGTTACGAATGTTGGGATCCTGACCATCCGCAGTTAAAATTAGGTATGTACCCTGTGGACGACCCACAGGCTATTCGTAACCCTAGACCGGACTTCACAGAGTATGCAGAAAGTCGGGCGCAGGTTGTTCCAGTATTTGGGATGCAAGCGACTGGGTTTGTTGGCAACGTAACCGTAATGGTGTAACTATGAAAGAGATTAAAAAAGTAGCTAAAACCGCCGCTAAAAAGGCCGTTAAACAGCATGAAGATACCATGCACAAAATGGCTAAGGGCGGGGGCGTTAAAATTAGAGGTACTGGAGCGGCAACAAAGGGCACACGTGCCCGTGGGCCAATGGCGTAAGGACAAGGCATGAACTATTCAGAGCTGACAACCAATATTCAGGACATCGTAGAGAATACCTTTACGGCGGATCAGCTCGCTATGTTCACTCAACAGGCAGAGCAAAAGATATTTAACACAGTGCAATTAGCCGCGCTTAGGAAAAACGTCAACGCTGCCTTAACTGCAGGGAACAAGTATCTAGCGGCGCCGGGTGATTTTCTGTCGGTATTTTCCCTAGCAGTCATTGACGGTGATGGGGACTTTAACTATTTGCTGAATAAGGATGTGAACTTCATTCGTGAGGCTTATCCCTCTGCCAGTACACTCGGGATACCAAAATACTATGCGTTATTCGGGCCCACCACAACTAATACTGTACCCCCTGTTATCACCAATGAACTCAGCATTATCTTGGGGCCTACACCTAACACAACGTACGACGTTGAACTACACTACTTTTATTACCCAGAGTCGATTGTCACTGCCGGAACTACATGGCTTGGCGATAACTTTGATTCAGCATTGCTCAACGGCGCATTACTGGAAGCCATTCGGTTTATCAAGGGAGATCCCGAGATGATCGCTCTGTATGAAAAGCTGTATATGCAGGCCATTGGGCTACTTAAAGTGCTGGGTGACGGTAAAGAGCGCCAAGATTCGTATCGTAGTGGGCAGTTTAAATTACCAGTTACTTAAGGTATATGATGATTACATCAGGGCTTACCAACGTGTTTAAAATCGGGCTCCTTAGTGGGGAGTTTGACTTCAGCGCGGGCACGACACAGGTATTTAATATCGCGTTGTACACCGACAGCGCTGTTCTAGGCCCTGCGACGACATCCTACACAGTACTGCATGAAGCGTCGGGTATCGGGTACACTGCTGGGGGCGAGCCGTTAACGGTGTCTGTAACACCCACACAAAGTGAAAACATAGCCTATCTTTCGTTCTCTGATGTGACTTGGGGGGCTACTTCAATCACCGCTCGGGGGGCGCTAATATATAAACTAAACGGCGCTACAAATCCGGCTATCGCAACAATTGATTTTGGTGGGAATAAAACCACGAGCGGTGGCAATTTTGTAGTACAGTTTCCTATAGCCGATAACCAAAACGCAATTATTAGAATTGGATAGGAGTTAAACAATGAACGCAAAAGCTAAAAGCACCGACCGCATGACAGGTGCCGTGGTTAAAAAGGATGCCGCGGTCGTTTCCGCTGCCGGGGGCGGTGTGTTTTATTTTGAGTGCTATGATAAAGACGGCAACTTAAAGTGGAAAGATTCTGCCAAAAACCTTGTGACCAACCAAGGTCTACAGGATATGAATAACAAGTACTTTAAAGGTTCTGCTTACACGGCGGCTTGGTATTTAGGTTTGGTTAATGCGTCACCTACGCCGACTTATGCGGCAACAGATACGATGGCTTCCCATGCAGGTTGGTCTGAGACCGTGGATTACTCTGGATCAAATCGGGGCACGGTGAACTTTGGAACCCCCACCACTGCAAACCCGTCGGTGGTCAATAACACAGCTTCCCAGACATCATTTAGTATCACTGGCACCGTGACTGTGGCAGGAGCGTTCTTAACAGCCACACAAGACAATTTGACCAATACCGGCGTGTTGTTTTCTGTTGCGGCTTTCGAGTCTCCGGGCAACCGTTCGGTAGTTAACGGTGATACATTAAATATATCCTATGAATTCAGTTTGGCAGATGCGTAAGGAATAATCATGGCTGCTAAGTTTAAGAAAGGTGAATTTGTTCAGGTCAATCAGGTGATTCCAAAAGGCCCCGTTCTGGGCTTTAGCATGGATGAAGAGGGTAATGTCTCATACTTGATCGAGTGGGCAGATGCCGAAGGTGTCGCTCAACAGCGTTGGTTTGCTGAATATGACCTGATCGCAGGTTAATCATGGCAGAAGGCGGCTGGAGTTCAGGTACTTGGGGCGAGGCCGCTTGGGGTGCTTCTGTATACGCACGATCCACAGTTGAAGCATCTACGGCGGCGGAAGATCTAAGCACAACCGTTATAGTTAACGGTGCAGTGGTGGAAGCCAGTGTCGGTGCTGAGACAACAGACGCTGTGTTGGTGTATAACGGTGTAGTAGTTGAAGCTGGATTCGGTGCAGAAACTATAGATGGGGATGTAGTGTATCCGGTCTCTGTGCGAGAATCGAGTAGCGGTAATGAGGCAGTATCGACTTCCGTGATAGCCCTATCGGTTGTTGCAGAAGCCGCGCAAGGTGCTGAGGTATCTAATACGACGATGGTGGTCAGCGGGGTTATCGACGAAGCAGGGGCTACCGCAGAAACAGTCAGTAGCTCACTTGCGGTTAACAGTGAAATCGTAGAAGCCTCAGATGCAGGGGAAACAGTAACTTCTGCCGTTATATTTAGTAACAACATAGTCGAAGCAGGTAACGTATCAAATACATTTGCCGCCCGTGTTGATTTTTATGCCCAACTATTGGAGTCAGCAGGATCTAGCGATACAATAACCACACAGACTATATTTAACGCCTTAGTCTCGGAAAGTGGTGTTGGAGTCGGCAGTTTTGCGGCTAGGTTGTTATGGGAAACCATAAACGATTATGATGGGGCTAGTTGGGATACTATTGGTAGTACAGACAATGGGTCTTGGGGTGGTATAAATACCGCTAGCGCTGTAAGTTGGAGCACTGTGAATGATGCGGATTCCGCAGAATGGCAAACAGAAGATACGTCGGAAACCTCAGACTGGCAAGATGTAACCACACTAACATAGGTATTTAGGATATAACATGGCAACTAATTACACGACATTATTGGGCTTCGCGCTTCCCACAACTGGGGAATTATCTGGCACGTGGGGTAATGTTGTCAATAGCAGCATCACTGAGCTCGTTGAAGACGCAATCGCCGGTACGGTGGTGGTGGATGTTACTTCCAGTGATTGGACACTATCGACGACTGGATCGGGTAATGTTAACCAAGCGCGTTCAGCTATTCTTATCCCTACAGGCACACCGGGTGTAAGTCGTAACATTATCGCCCCGGGCGCGAGCAAAGCGTATATTGTAGACAACCAATCTGACGCCGCGGTAGTGGTTAAAGCTTCTGCTACAACTGGGTGCACTATTAACGCGGGGCGTTCAGCGTTGGTGGCTTGGGATGGTTCGGATTTTGTGTTAATTAGCGATGATCTATCCGCACCCCCTCCGATTGGCAACGTAACACCAAACACGGGCGCGTTTACCACGCTGACATCCAACTCCACAACAACCTTGAACGGTACAACGGTTCCTGCGAGCTCGACGTTGGTCACGACCACCGACACACAGACTCTAACCAACAAGACGATTAATCTAGCGAATAACACACTACAGGCCACCTCTGCTCAAGTGGCGGCAGCGGTAACAGATGAAACCGGCACGGGGTCCTTGGTCTTTGCGGGGTCTCCCGCGTTAACTGGCACTCCAACAGCGCCTACAGCGGCGGCGGGGGCGAATACCACCCAAGTTGCCACGACAGCTCATGTATTTGCTGAGCGCACGAATACGGCGACATTAACCAATAAGACGCTAACCTCCCCCACGGTCAACACGCCAACGGTCTCTGGGGGTACGATCAACAACGCCTCAGTGGGTGCTTCTACACCTTCAACGGGCGACTTTACCGCGCTTACCGAGAACGGCAGTCCAGCAGTGGTGCAAACCGACATCGGCACAGCGCCGAAC